ACGCCACTGTCACCGGCAAGGAAGGCACCGCCACCATCCAGTTCTCTGCCCGGCCCGAGGTGGAACCCATCTGGCAGGACGTGACCGCTGGAATTTTGCGCCATATCAGCGTTGGCTATTCGGTCGAAGAATGGGCCGACAGTCTTGAGGACGGCACCCGTGTCCGCACGGCGACCAAATGGACCCCGCACGAGATTTCTCTTGTCCCCTCGCCCGCCGATCCGGGCGCAACCGTTCGCATGGAGGATAAAAACATGGAACACCTAAATACCGCGCCCGAGGATACTCAGGCGCAATTGACCAATGGCAATGCCGGAACTGATGTCATTCAGACCCGAGCCACCATTAACACCGAGATCCGCTCCATTGCCAATGTGGCTGGATTGGACCAAGCCTTCGTCGACGGCCTTATCGACCGGCAGGCTGATGCCGACGAGGCCCGCCGTGCGGCCTTTGATGAACTGGCCAAACGGGGCGGTGGTGATATCCGCACCGAACAGACACGGGTGGAACTAGTCGATTCCCAAGATGATCCCGAGATTCGCGCCCGGCAGATGGGCGAAGCCCTCTATAGCCGGATTAATCCTGGGCACGAGCTTTCCGAGCCCGCTCGGCGGTATGCTTACGCAACGCCTGTCGACATGGCAAAAGAACTGCTGTCCCTGCGCGGGTTTCAGGTGACAGGCTTATCGCCCGCCTCCATGATTACCCGTGCCCTGCACACCACGTCTGATTTTCCCATCATCCTCGGCGACACCGTGGGACGCACATTGCGCGATGCCTATCAGACCGCACCGTCTGGCATCCGCCGTCTTGGTCGCCAGACCACAGCCAAGGATTTTCGCTCCATCAACAAGCTGATGTTAGGCGAAGCTCCCATGCTGGAAAAACTCAACGAACACGGTGAGATCAAGGCCGGAACCATGACCGAGGCCAAGGAGGCTTACAAGGTCGAGACCTGGGCGCGCAAGATTGGCATCACCCGACAGGTGTTGGTCAATGACGATCTTGGGGCATTTTCTGATCTGGCCCGCCGTATGGGACAAGCCGCCGCAGAGACCGAGGCTCGTGTTCTGGTCGACCTGCTGGAATCCAACAGTGGCAATGGTCCCAAGATGGACGATACCAAGGTTTTGTTCCACGCCGACCATGGCAACAAGGCTGGCACCAGCGCAGTGATTTCTGACACCACCCTGTCGGCAGCGCGTTTGGCCCTTCGCACCCAGAAAGGCCTTTCTGGCGAACCCATTCGGGTCACGCCCAAGTATATGCTGGTGCCGCCCGCCTTAGAAACAGAAGCCGAGAAGTGGCTGGCAACCGTAGCTGCGGCCAAGGCGGCAGACGTTAATCCGTTCTCCGGCAGCCTGTCTCTGGTAATCGAACCCCGGTTGGCCAGTGCCACCCGATGGTACATCACCGCTGATCCCTCCGAGATCGACGGGCTTGAGTTTGCTTACCTTGCCGGTGGCGAAGGTCCGCAGGTGGAAAGCAAATCCGGCTGGGACGTGGACGGCGTCGAGATCCGGGTAATCCTGGATTACGGCGCAGGCTTCGTCGATCACCGTGGCTGGTATGCCAATGCAGGCGCGTAATGGCTGACCTTGCTCAACTCACCACATGGCGCGATGCGCTTATGGAGGCCCGTTACAAGGGTGTTCGTACCGTCGAATACGGCGACAAGCGCGTCACCTACGGCACCGACACGGAAATGGCCAATGCACTGGCTGATCTGGAACGCCGGATCGTCGGTGCGGGTCAGAGCCAAGTGTCGGTCGTACGCATTCAATCATCGAAAGGACTATAACCCATGAAGACATTTATTCAGGATGGCAATATCATCACGATCACCGCAACGGCCAACATTGCCAGTGGTGATGGTGTGCTTGTAGGCAGCATCTTCGGTGTCGCAACTACGGATGTGCTGGCCGGAGATGAGGTTGAGATCGCCACCAATGGCGTTTACGAACTACCCAAGCTCTCAACCGCCGTTATCGCCCAGGGCGACCGGGTGGCATGGAACAACAGCACCGGCAAGGTGGTCGTGCCTGCAACCGGCATGTTCCCCATTGGCGTTGCAACCAAAGCCGCAGCGAATGGGACGGCAACGCTCAGCGTTCGGCTGGACGGGATCGCGACGGTGGCGGCATGATGTACCAAGATATTAAAGCCCACCTGGAGGCCCTAATGATTTTACTGAAAGATATAGAGGCAGCAGAAAGTCAGGTTGATGCTTTGCACACGTACGGCACCGTCATGGTCATATGCAAGGACCTCCGCAGGTCAGCCGAAGAATACAACGGCACCCACAACATCAAGCAGGTGATTGAGGAAATCGAGGGACATGCTGCAGCCATGGCGGACCTCATCCCCACCTGGACCCTGCCCATGAGCCAGCATCTTGGTCATGCCTTCAATGCCCTTCGTAAACTCTCAATGCCGACTTGTTTCAATCAGCGTTAAGAGCGGGCAGACGTTGACATAGGACGCCAATGCTCGCCCGGCCATTTGTTGACATGGTGTTGACATGACTTATTGATGGGATATCGCCAAAAATCAAAAAGCCCGTAACTGTTTGAAGTTACGGGCTAATTTGGTTGCGGGGGTTGGATTTGAACCAACGACCTTCAGGTTATGAGCCTGACGAGCTACCGGGCTGCTCCACCCCGCGGTGATGGTTTTGGGCTGTTGGTTTGGGTGGGGATCAGTGTGGAGTATGCGGTTTTGTTGGCGTTTTTATCGGGCCCGTTTTGATCCGGTCATGGAAG